CAAGATGATGTTGAAAACTTAAAATATATAGTTAAAGCACTAGAAATAGATAATGCTAAAAAATAAGACATGGCAAAGAACTTAGATGAAAATTATAAAATAGGCTTAGATATAGATGGTGATGGTAAACCAGATGTTGGAGTATCATTAAAAACAATAGGAGCGTTGGTATTTGGTATAGTATCTTTAGCAGGTGTTTGGTTTAGTTTAAAAGCTGATATAGCTCTAGCTATGGAAATGCCTAAGCCTACTATATCTAAAACAGAGTGGGAGTTAAAAGACGAGTTAATTCGTAGTACCATCATGGATACTCAAGATGACGTAGAAATGATATTAGAAAAGCTAGATAAGCTAGACGAAAGAATATACGAAATACAAAAAAATAGATAATGAAATATTTAATTTTAATTTTAATACCATTTTTATCTTTTTCACAATCGGATGTTCCTGATAAATACTGGTTAACTGATGATAATTTTGAAGAGGTAGTTTCTGGTAATTCTGCTTTTGGAGATGACAATGATCAAACTATTCTTATAGAATTTTGGGCAGATTTTAATAAAGAAAATTGCTTCAATGAATGGGAACAGGTAAAAGATGCTTTATATTATAGAGTAGATATATCTAAAGCTGCTAAAGCTAAAAAAGAATATAGAATACGAATGGCGCCAACTTTACTAATATTTAAAGGTGGTGAAAAACAAGCAACGTTTAAAGCTGGACTAGACTTGTTGATGCCAACAGATCTTGATGAAATACAAGAAACAATAGATGAAATTAATACAGCTAATAAATTTTAAGAATATGTGTGAATACTGTAACGGCAATTGCTCTTGTTAAAAACAAATGAATAAATTGTTATCTGGCTTTGATATGAATAAATACAAAAATCAAAAGCCGCCAAAAGATAATTCCTTAACTACATTTAAAGAGTTAAAAGAAATTAATTCGTTAAGAGAAGACCCTAGTTTTGTAAAGGAAAAAGATAATCAGGTGTCAGCTTTTAAAAAAATTGCTGCTAAAAATGGTTTACCTTTTCCTAAAGACCTGGTCAATAGTTTGATAGATGAAACAGCACCCAAGGTTTTAGATCTTAAAAATCATTTTAATAGACCTAGGCCTAAGCATCTAGCTGGCTCGTTTGGTATGAAACTAAAAGATGTTAAGATGGATTCAATGAAAACACCTTCATATCCTTCAGGCCACTCTGTTCAAGGTATTGTTATAGGTAAAGCTTTAGGTAAATTGTATCCAAAACATAAAAATGAATTTGAAAAAGAAGGTCAAGATATATCTTTAAGCAGAAGAATAGGTAGAGCTCATTTTAAATCTGATTCTGTTCTTGGTGAAAAAATAGGAAATGATATGTTTGACTATATAAAAGACAAAATATAATGAAGAAAATTAGCAAAAACATAAGTTATAGCGAAGGAGTGTATAGCATAACAGCGAATAGACTTGGTTTACCAAATGATCCTTCTGATGAGCATTTAGCTAACATGAAGTTATTAGCAGAAAAAGTATTTGAGCCTCTTAGAGAGCACGTAGGACACCCTATAAAGATTAATTCGTTTTATCGTGGACCTCAACTTAATAAAGCTATCGGCGGAAGTCACTCATCACAGCATTGCAAAGGCCAAGCTATGGATATTGACGATAGTTATGGTAATGCTACTAACGCTTATATGTATGAGTGGATAAAGAAAAACTTAGATTACGATCAAATGATATGGGAATTTGGTGACGATAAAAACCCAGACTGGGTACATGTTAGTTTTGTAAACGAAGGTGTGAATAGAAATAGATGCTTGAAAGCTTATAGAGTTGAAGGATCAAGAAAAACACACTATAAAATAATATAAATGGGATATACTCAAAATAATAATCCTTTCCCTGTAACGAGCTGCGGTAGACGTAGAACGTATATGCAAGATGGTGGTAAGTCACCATTAAAAAAAGCAGATCCACGTAAAACAATAGGACCAGGTAAAAACTTCAACAAAGCTAATCCAACTGGTACGGGTGCAGATGCTGGTGGAGGTATGACACAGAAAGGTGTTAATGAGTATAAAAGAAATAATCCAGGTAGTGATTTAAAAACAGCAGTAACAACTAAGCCATCAAAGCTTAAACCTGGTAGTAGAGCTGCTAATAGAAGAAAATCATTTTGCGCTAGATCAAGAGGCTGGACCGGTGAAAGAGGTAAAGCGGCTAGACGTAGATGGAACTGTTAAATATATAAAATTATGGGATACGTAAGTAATGCACAAAGAAAAGCCGTATGGGCTTCGAGAAATGAAAAAAAATCTCCGGCTAAAATGGGACCTATAGTCGCTGCTGTAGCTAGTAAAGTAGCTGGTAAAGTAGTAGATAAAGCTATAGATAAATCTCCATTTAAAATGAAACCTAGTCCGTCAGCATTGAAATGCTGGAAAGGATACGAAAGAGTGCCTGGCACTAAAGAATTTTCTGATGGAAGTTGTAAAAAGAAATGAAAAAGAACGTAAACGAAAAAGAATTTTTATTACAATTAAAAACTATAACTATAGCAGTTATAATTATATTTGCACTATCATTATTAGTGGGTTGTGGTACTTACAACAACCAACCTAAAATACAAGTAACGCATGTATTAGCTGTTACTGAACAAGGTGATACATTGAGGCTACCTATAAGTGCGATAAAACCTAATGTATATTATAATGTAATATCATATCCTAATAGATACTATGGTAATTGGTACAACAGTTATTACCGACCTAGTTATAATAACAACAGACCTATATACGCTCCAAGTAGTGGTTCAGGTTCTAACAACAGCAATAATAACAATAATAAGCCTAAGCCTAATCCTAGGCCAACACCTGATATTATAGTGAAGCCAAGTGGTGATGTTTTGAAAAAAAGAGGTGGAAATTAAATCTTAGAAATTTTAGAATATTTAGGAGCGCTTCTAATTAGCTTCTCATCTGTCATCCAACCATCATATTTCAACAGCTCACTATCTAAGTCGCTTAACAAATGCCAATTAACTTCTCCTCTTCTTTTTAAGAAAGAAACATATTCTTGTTCTAGATTTTTATCGTGAGCAGATTTTTGCATTGCATAACAAGGTAAATGCCAACTATGAGGATCAGCCGCACTTAATCTTCCTGCCTTATCAGACAATCCAGGTACACTTACTGTTTTAGCAAAGAAATCAAAACCTATAAGATCAATACTTTTATAGGTTTTTACTTTTTGTAGAAACCATAGCAATGTTATAAATCCAGCGCTAGGTCTTAAATCGTTAGACAGCATATCTTTACCGAACATACTCATTATATCTATAATTTCTTCATCTGTATACATCATTGTGTATAGCATACCTTGTGGTAGTCTTTTTTCTATTTCCCAATTTTTAAGCTGCAAATTACCTCTACATCTGTTAACTAGTATTTTAGATTTTTTAAATTTACCTTTTTCAAAACGGTTTTTATTCTTATACCACTCAGGAGCTCTAAATTGACCAGTAACCCATATATCACATTTCTTGCCTATAGATTTTTCTTGTTCCGGTGTTGCAGATATAGCTCTACCAAAGCGAACAATAATATCGTAGGAATCTATAGTCTTACCAAGCTTATGCTTCATAATTTCTACAGAGTTACCTACGAATACTATTCTTTTGTTTTTTACAAACTGTTGTATATCTTCCACCACTCTTCAGATAATTCAGAATCTTTATACTCATCGAACCAAGGTCCACCTTCCGTGTAATGAATAGCTCTCGCGTTTGTCTTAGTTATTTCATCAATACCAACTAACATATTATATCTTTTAGGTATTTCACCTATATCATTTTCATTTAAAAATTTAAACTCATGTAGTTGAGAAGCCGTTGCATTGTCTAGATATTTTTTAGATAATTTTCTATTTAACCTATTACAGTTAAATAACATCAACGAGCTCCAGTTTTTCTTTGGATAAGACTTGTTGTTAACTCCATTCATTTTATTAGACTTAACTTTGTAGTCATCATGTTTAACTACTGATATTGGTTTATCACCTAAATATCTACTAACTTCTCTAGGATCTACTCTCCATAAGAAATCATTATCACAAAATAAAGCATAGCCTTTGTAGTTCATTAACATTGGCACATAA